ATGGGTGTACTCGTTGACGACCTTTACCGTCAAATCCAGCGACTCGAATACCAAGGACGCGACTTCCCTGTTGTCCATCTTGCGCTTGGCATCCGCATCCTCATAGAAGTTGTGATCGACCAGGATCGAGGGAAGCAGATCGCGAAGGAGGGTGAGCGTCTGGTTCTCCCCCTGCTCGGAGGCCTCCTTCAGACGGAGCATCTCCAGGGTGGGTAGCTCCTTGAGCACGATGTATGCCTCGTCGTCCGCCTTGAGGCCCACCAGTGTTCCCACTTCGATGCGTACCTTCTGGATGCAGGCGTCGTAATGTCTTGTCTTGATGAACATGGTTCTTATCCTCCGTAGGGTGTTGAAATCTTGTCGGTGATCACGATGGTGATGGGCTCCTCGGTGCCCACACTGAGCGCCTCGCCTGCGACAGTGGAGCTGAGTATGCCCGTTCCCCCGACATTCGCATCCACTTCGCCGATGGCCACATGAGAAAGGGTGATGGTGATGCTGTGTCCTGCTGTAGGAGATGAGAAGGTCAACTCGACCGACGCGTTTTCCTCGCTGGTGAGGTATCCACTTTTCAGCGATTCCACCTCGGTGCTGTAGGGGATCTCGAAGCTGATGGTCACAGCTCTCTTGCCATGCTGCGGTTGTCCTGCATACAGGCCCGATGCATAAGTGCGCGGGGAGCTTTCGAGGGCGTTGTCGATCTTCAGCGACGCGCTGGTGATGTCGTACGTGCTTCCGTTGACTGTGAAGGTAGCGTTCGTGCATCGGTACGAGGGAATGCTGAAGCTCTTCAATGTCTCGTCAATGGTTCCGCTCTCTTCGGTGGTTCCCTTGAGATCGATGCTCCCCTTCACATAATCGCCGGCCGCGCAATCCAGGCTGAGGGCGCTGATGGTGCATCCCACATACCGCTTGATTGCCGCCTTGCGGTCAACGGCGATCGTGAGGCTGGGAAGCGCCTCGTTCACATCGCAGAGGCACATGGTGTGGGTGTACGAATCCGAGTCTCCCACCTGCGAGCAGGTGTCATCTCCCCCCAGAGCGGCGTGCAGGATGATGCCGGCCGATTCGGGTCGTAGGATGAAGCTCACCGAGCCCTCCACCGTCACTGCCAAGAGGTCCCGGTTCGTTGCGGTCTTGCTTCCCAACAGCGAGCCCTCGTCGCCTTTTTCGACCGCCACCTTGATGCTCTCGCTGGTCAAATCGACCAGTGTGGTGGGACTGGCAGCTTGGGCGAAGGAGGACTCCTTGCCAATTTGCAGCCGTGATCCCGTTCCTGTGTAAAATGCCATATACGTTACCTCTCTTGTATTCAGAATTCCTTGGACCACTGCAAATCAATGCTTGCCTCGATGGCCGTGACCGTTGAGCTTGCCGTGACGGCTGGGTAGTAGTCCATGTCGGTGATACGCGCGTCCTCGGTGAATCCTCCCAACGTGGGATCACCACGCACCAACAGGTACAGGGCGCTGTAGAGCGCGAATACACGTTTGACCAGAATCGCGTTGGGAGCGCTCTTGCACAGGATGAACACGGTTGCTCGCATGGTAGCCAGGTCGCTGTGCATCCCCAGCGGCTCGAGGTTCTCATAATCGGGTTGGATGTAGAGCATCGTGGGGCGTCGCATGCTGTCCACATCGGGAAAATCGATCTCCACGTTCGTTTCGTCGAACTGCTTCACAGCGATTTCCGGCTCAGGTTCCATCAGTGCAACCAGCGAGGTTGCGATCACCGCCTTCAGCCTTTCGAGTACTTGCATCTCGGTTTTCATCGTGTGTTCTCCTTCTCGATGCGCGCCACCTCCTTCTGCACCAACTGGTCCAGTTTCGTCTTGAAGGCCGTAGTGCTCAGGTATTTCTTCACCGGTGCGGCCACGAAATCCCGCTCGGGCAGCTTCACCGAGTGCACGCGCACCCACTTGCCGTCCTTCTGGAAGGTCAGATACCCTCCCTCCTTGGCGGTGATGCGGGCTCCCTTGGCCAGGGCGTAACCGTAGAAAACCTTGGTCTCTTGTGACGAAGCTTTGGCCTCGACGATGACGGCCTTGCCGCTACGGATCACGCGGCGGCTGATGCTCTTGTACAGCGCCCCGGTGCCTTTGGAGAGCCCTTGGGACTTGTAGGCCTTGCGTACCTGGCTCCTGGCAGCCGTGCCAATACCTCCCAGGATGCGCCGCATTACCTTATGCCGATTTGCTCCGAGGGATTCGAGGTAGGCGAGGGCCTCGGAGAGCTCGGGCTCGACCGAAACGCTTTCGGTGCTGTACTTTTTTCGTTTTTCAAACATGTCAGAACCCCAGGATGCGCAAGCTGTCCAGCGGTTGGAGGTACTTGCGGTAGTTGCTGTAGTTGACGAACGTGCGGCTGTTGTCGGCAAAGCTCTTGCCCGTCAGGCCGATGTTGCCCCCGGTCTCGCTGAGCATGAGCGTGGCGATGCGCAGGATCGAGACGACGATCACCGAAGGCATCTGCTCGATTTCCCATCCCGCTGTGTAGCTCACGATGATATTGTGCTCACCGGTGGGGAACTTGGTGGCATGGTCGATGTAGCTGATGTAATCGTCGTTGGCTTTTACCAAAGCGGTATCCACCACGGTTGTTCCCACGGTGAGCTCTCCGACTGAGGTGATGTTGCGCGCGCGTAGGTACAGACGCCTGGAACCGGTCCCCGAGCACACGATATCGACATACTCCTGCTGCTTGGGATCGAAGCCCAAATACGAGGCCACGATATCCTCGGCAGTACAGAGGAAGGCACCCTTGAGCTGCACAGCCTCGGGAGAGTCCTCATAGTTGCCGCTGTAAGTGTTGAACATGGCGATGCTTGCGATCATGCGCTTCCTCCTTCATCGAAATGATGGACACCCCGGCTCTCACCGGGATGCCCCCATAAAATCTCTTATGCTTCGCTTACGATCAGCTGACCATCAGGCCTGCACTCCTGAGCTTTGCCAAGAGCGCATTGAAATCCACCACGAGCTCTTCGATGGTGGTCGCAGTGCTATCGCCTTGGCTGGCAGTGGGAGTGAAGTTTCCATCGGGCAGCCCCTCGATGAGTGCCGCAGGGTCGATGGTTACCTTCGCGTTCGCAGCGAGGATGACCTCGCCGCCGATGACCGTTTTCTCACCGCCTTGCTCGCGGTAGTTTTTCGTGTTGTATCCCATCAATTACCTCCCTTAGGCCTTCTGCTGCAGGACCTTGACGGCCTCTCCGAGGATCAATCGCCCATCCACACGCTGGGACCCGAGGAACCCCACCTGCCCGGTCGGAGCGAACAGTTCGCCCAGGCGCTTGAAGGTGCGTCCCTGGCGGTCGGCGATCCAGTAGTACGAGAAGTCCCCGAAGGCCAGCGTCTTCGCCCCGCCAGCGATCTCGGGCATGTAGGCCGAGGTCTTCACCGGACGGGACAGGATGGTATCGGGAGTGCCTGCAGTCAGCGAGGGCTGCCAGATGTACTGCCCGTTGCCGTCCTTGAGCTTTCTCAGTGCCTTGACGGTGGCATCGTTGGTCACCCACACCGCGTTCTTGCGATACGGAGATCGCAGTGCATAGTACAGGTCGATGACCTCATCAGCACTCAGGGTAGTTGCAGAGGCCGCGTTGACGCCGATCTGTGCACCTCCGGTGGCCGCGAGGATACCCAGGGGCTTGCCCGATCCGTCCCCACTAAAGAATGCCGCCTCTTCCTTGGCTCCGATGCGACGGGCGAACTCGGTGGCGATGTAGGACTCAATGTCGAACACACTGTCATTGATGAGCTCTTCGGAAACCTTGATGATCGTGCCCAGCTTGTAGGCGCTGATGGTCACCTGCCCGAAGCTGTCATCGCTCTCAGGATACGTTCCTTCCTCATCGATCCATGCCGCCTCACCCTTGGATGCGGAAATGGGAATCTTGCGATCGCCGCTTGCGGTCTGGATGATTTTGGCGATCGAGCGGAAGAGGTTCTCCTCCTCCAACGCTTGGATCAGGGTGTGCTCGAACTCATCCGGTACGAGGTAGCCGCCTTCGGTGTCGGTTCCCACCTGCAATGCGTTGCGCAAATCAGGGGTGTTCTCTCGGCGCCTCAGGAGGTTCCAGAATGCCTTCTTGTACTCGTCCGAAGCGCGTCCTCCTTTTTGTTCACCCTTGGGTGCACTTTCGGGACGACTGGTGATGGGGGAACCCACATGTGCGTTCAGCTCACGCTCGAACGCCTCGATGCGCTCCTGCCGCTCGATCTCGTGGCCCAAATCCACGATCTCGGCTTCCATTCGTTCGTAGGTGGTGGTATCCTCTGCGCCCAGGATGCCCTTGTCGTTGCGCCTGGAGTCGAGGAATGCTTTCGCCTGTTCCCAGGTCTTCGCGCGCTGTGCACGCATGTCGTTGATCTTTCCCATTGTGTCTTCTCCTATTGGGGTTTGATGAGATTCAGTCGTTTCTCGAGCTCGCCAAGGGCGGCTCTGCCTTCCTCAGGTGGCTCCTGGTCTTCTGTGATTGCATAGGTTTCGGTGATCTTGTTCATCAGTGAGAGCTGAGAGGTGCGCATCGAGAACGCATACGATGCCTCATTGGACGCTTTCTTCGCATCCTCGAGGATCGCATCGGCGAAGCCCAACTCGATGGCCTTCTTGGCATTCATCCACGTCTCGTTGTCCATCAGGTGGCTGATCTTCGCCCGGGTGAGGGTCGTCTTGATCTCATAGGCGTTGACGATGCTTTCCTTCACCTCGTCCAGCATGCCGATGGCCTTCTGCATGTCCTGGTGGTTGCCATAGGCGAGCGTCATGGGGTTGTGGATCATCATCAGGGCGGTGGGTGCCATCAGTACCTTCGTACCCGCCATCGCGATGACCGAGGCAGCGCTCGCTGCGATCCCGTCGATCTTCACGGTGATGGCTCCCGGATAATCCATGAGCATCGCGTAGATGCGACTCGCTGCGATGCAGTCCCCTCCGGGTGAGTTGATCCACACCGTCACCTCTCCGCTGTCGGCGAACAGCTCATCCTTGAACTGCTCAGGGGTGATGTCATCATCGAACCAGCTCTCCTCAGCGATCGTGCCTGAAAGCTCAAGAATTCTCGCTTTGCCTTCTTCTTGGCCCTGGTTTTTCCATTGCCAGAACTTCCTGTTCTTCATTACTCTCCTCCTGGGATGTGTCCGTAACCTTGTCTGCGAATGCCCCTGCCCGAGAGAGGGGGAGCATGTTTCCGTTGATGAGATAGAGGTTTCCTCCGTCCTCGTCGGCTATCTGATCCATGTCCTCCAGAGTTCGGATATCGTTGGCACTCATCCATCCGTTCTGGCGTGCGGTCGCGTAGCCTGTCATGCGGCTCTGATAATCGCCGCGCAGCAGCCCTTCGACGTTGAAACGAAAGAAATGCGTCTGCTTCTCATTCGAGTCCAACAGTGCACGCGAGAGAGATTGCTCCCAGCGGATCACCCACGGGTCGAGGGTGTATTTGACGAACTCCAGTGACTGCTGCTCGATGTTGCTGAACGAGGACTTCTCCAGGTCCCCCACCATGTGCGGAGGGACGCGGAAGATGCGCGCGATCTCGTTGATCTGGAACTTGCGTGTCTGCAGGAACTGAGCCTGCTCAGGTGAGATCGAGATGGGTGTGTATTTCATTCCCTCCTCGAGCACCGCAACCTTGTGCGAATTGGACGAGCCGCCGAACTGGCCCTGCCATGTATCGCGCAGTCGTGTGGGGTCCTTCACCGTTCCCGGATGCTCCAACACCCCGCTTGGGGCAGCCCCGTTGGCGAAGAACTTGGCCCCGTACTCCTCACAGGCGATCGCCATGCCGATGGCGTTCTTGGCCATTGCGATGGGCGAGTAACCCACCAACCCGTCGAAACCGAGTCCCGGGATGTGCAGTACCTCGGATGCGTCCAGAACCA